AACGCCGGGCGCATCGCCATCCTCGAGGGCGGCCTCTCCTGGCAAGAGATGGGCCTGTCCCCGCAGGAGATGGCGTGGGAGCAGACGCTCAAGATGACGACGCGCGAGATCTGCGCCGTCTTCCACGTGCCACCCGAGCTTATCGGCGACCACGAGCACGCCACCTATTCCAATTACCAGGAGGCCCGGAAGGCCTTTTACGAGGAGACGGTCCTGCCGCTCCTCGACTCCATCCGCGACGACCTCAACAGGTGGCTCTCTCCGTGCTTCGGGGACGTCGTCATCGACTACGACCGGGACGACATCGAGGCGCTGAAAGAGGACCGCGACGCCCTGTGGAAGCGCGCCGTCGAGGGGGTGCGCAACGGTCTCATCACCATCAACGACGCGCGGGGCATGCTCAATCTGGAGACCGTCCCCGAGGCGGAGGCAGACCAGCTGCTTATCCCATTCAACATGATGCCGCTCTCATGCTCGGCCAAGGAGCCGGCAAAGGCAAAGGATCCTGCGGAGGAGCGCAAGTCCCGCGACCAGTCCTGGCTGCTCCAGACCGACCGGCGCAAGCAGTCATGGTGGCCGGTGTGGGCAAAGGCCGCTGCCAACGAATTTGAGGCGGAGAAGAAGGCGGTGGTCGCCGAGCTGCGGGAACTGGATAATCCGGACAGCGCGGCAACGGTGCTGGACCGGGCACTGGAAGCTCATCAGGCATCATGGCTTGACATGTACATGCGGATGTACCGCGGCATAGCCGACGAGTTTTCAGGGCCGGTGCTGGACCTGCTCAAGTCGAAAGGGCGCTTTGAGCACAAGTCCCTGGACTGGACAGAGGAGTACCTTTCATTCATCGAGCGCACGGCGCTCTCGAGGATCCGCGACATATCCGCCACCACCAAGGCGCTGGTGCTCAAGGAGATAGACGCAGGCATGGCCGCTGGCGAGAACATGTACCAGATAGCGGAGCGGGTGGCCGCTAAGTACGACGACTTCTCCGAGTACCGCGCCATGACCGCCGCAAGGACCGAGGTCAACGCCGCCGCCAACTACGGCTCGCAGCTTGCCGCGGAGTCGACGGGGCTGCCCATAGTCAAGCGCTGGCTCTCCTACGTCGACGACCGGACGCGCGGAGGGGAGAGCGGGTGCGACCACATATCGGCGGACGGCCAGGAGCGGGAGCTGCACCAGCCCTACGACGTGTCGGGCGAGCAGCTGATGTTCCCGGGGGACACGTCGCTTGGCGCCTCTGCTGGCAACATCGTCAACTGCAGGTGCACCGAGACATACGAGGTGATGGGATGATGGAATTCAAGTCTTTCAGGCTAAAGAAGTCGCAGGTGCACGATGACGGCACCTTCGAGGGCTACCTGTCGACGTTCAACAACATCGACAGCTACGGCGATGTCATACGCCCCGGGGCGTTCAAGAAGACCATCGCGGAGAACGGGACCTTCCCCACGCTCTGGCAGCACGACACCTACGAGCCAATAGGCAGGTTCGCGGAGCTGCGCGAGGACGACTACGGGCTGTGGGTCAAGGGCGAGCTGAACATGGACACCCAGCGAGGGAGGGAGGCATACGCGCTGCTCAAGCAGGGCGCGCTCGACGGCCTTTCCATCGGCTTTTCCACGCTCAAGGACAGCTGGGACGGGGACACGCGGTACATCCAGGAGATACGGCTCTGGGAAGGGTCGCTGGTGACGTTCCCCGCAAACGACCTGGCGCGGGTCACGTCGGTACGCTCGAGGCAGGACTTCGAGCTCGCGCTCAACGCCATCGTGAACACGAGGGCGAAGGACATCACGCATGACGCTCATCGCCCGCTCATCAGGCGGGCGGTTGAAACGCTATCGGCACTCTTGCAGGAGGAGCCGCCCGAGGGCACTCCCCACGGCGCGCAGGAGCCGCCAAAGGACGACCTGGGCACGCTGCTCAGGGACATACGAACCATGAGAGGTGAATCACATGGCAACTGAGGCACAGGAGATCATGGCCGAGGTCAAGGCTATGCGCGCCGAATCGGAGGAGCGCGCCAAGGACCTTGCCGTGAGGAACGAAGAGAGGTACACCGAGCTCACGGGGCGCATCGACGCCCTGGAGACCCGGATGAAGCGCCCAGGGCAGGGCGAGAAGACCGCCGACGAGAAGGCGGCTGAGCGCAAGAAGGCGTTCTTCCAGTACGTCAGGAAGGGCTTTTCCGAGCTTACCCCCGACGAGCGCAAGGCGCTTGTACAGGGGACGACCGGCGACTACATCGTCCCGGAGGACGTTGAGGCCGAGATCTACCGGGAGCTCCCCACCATATCGGGCATCCGGGCGCTCTGCAAGGTCGTGCCCACCAAGTCGGACCGCATCCGCAAGACCTCGATGACTGAGGTATCCGTAGGGTGGGGCGTGCTCGAGCGCGGCACGGTGATCACCGAGTCGACGCTCACGCCGAGCCAGGCATACGACTACGTCGAGGACTGCAACGGCCTCACCAAGATAGGCGAGGACGAGCTGGACGACACCGACCTGAATCTCCAGTCGTACATCGCGTCATCCTTTGCTGAGGCATTCGCTGAGGCGGAGGAGTCGAAGTTCATCGCCGGGTCCGGTCATGACTCGAACGAGCCGGAGGGCATCCTCAGCGACACGGGCATCTCGCGGGTCGAGTGCGATGCAACCGGAGATCCAGACATGGACGACCTTATCGACCTCGTCTACACGCTGCCGGCAAAGTACCACAAGAACGCGACCTTCGTGATGAACACCACGACCGCCAAGGTGGTGCGCTCACTCAAGGATGTGAACAACCAGTACCTCTGGGAGCCCAACGTCCAGGCGGGACAGCCGCCCATGCTGCTCGGCTTCCCCGTGATGCTGCAGGACGATGTTCCCGAGATTCCTACTTCGGGCACCGAGGGCGACATCATCATCTTCGGCGACTTCCGCAAGGGGTACCGCATCCTCGACCGCCAGGGCATGACCCTCAAACGGCTTGACGAGCTGTACGCAGAGTCCGGCCTGGTCGGATTCAAGGCGAAGCGCCGCGTCGGCGGGTCGGTCATTCGTACCGGGGCGTTCCGCGTCCTTGACACCAAGGCTTCGGGGTGATGCTCCTGTGAAGGTGAGGGCGCTCCACACCATGGTGACGGCGGAGGGCGTGATACCCTCCGGCACGGTGTTTGAGACCACCCCCGAGCGTGCCCGCAACTGGTCGCGCTCGGGCTTCGTGGCGGAGCTCAAGGTCGAGGAACCGAAGGAGGTCAAGGATGGCAAGCGTGCTCGTGGCAGGGCCGGCGCTCGAGCCGGTGTCGCTCACGGAGGCAAAGCTGCACCTGCGGGTCGACGGAAGCGATGAGGACACGCTCATATCGGCGCTCATCGTTGCGGCCCGTCAGGCGGCCGAGTCGTACACCCGCCGGGCGTTTGTCACCCAGACGTGGCGCTACACGTGCGACCGGCTCGGAAGCGCGTTCACGCTTCCCTGGCAGCCCGTGCAGTCCGTGGACGAGGTGGCCGTGGACGGGACCGCGATACCGGAGGCCAGCTACGAGCTCGACGCGGCTACCGGGAGGCTTCGGCCGCTCGTGCCCTACGTGGCCATGACCATCGGCGGCGTGGCTGTGGAGTACACGGCCGGCTACGGCGACACGGCGGCGGACGTTCCCGCGCCCCTACGCCAGGCCATGCTGCTCATGATCGGGCACTGGTACGAGCACCGCGAGGCCGTGATTACCGGCTCCATCTCGACCGAGCTCCCGCTTGCCGCAAGGGCGCTCCTCGCGCCGTACCGGGTGATGCTCGTATGAATGCGGGGAAGCTCCGGCACCGGGTGACCGTCGAGCAGCCGACGGCCTCGTCCGACGGCTACGGGGGGAGCACCGTGTCCTGGACGACCTTCGCCACGGCCTGGGCGGCCGTCGAGCCGCTCTCGGGCAAGGAGTACTTCCAGGCCCAGCAGGCCCAGGCGGCGGTGACCCACAAGGTCGCCATGCGCTATATCCCGGGCGTCACCCCGAGGATGCGGGTCAAGCACGGCTCTCGATACCTCAACATCGTCTCGGCCATCGACACGGACGAGCGCCACCGCGAGCTCGTGCTCATGTGCGAGGAGGCGGTCTGACGGGCGTGACGGTGCTTGGCGGGGCGGCGCTCCTCCGCTCGCTGGAGGCGTTCCAGAAAAAGCTGGAGAGGGAAGCGAAACAGGGGCTCATGGCTGCCGCCCTCAAGGTGCAGTCCCAGGCGAAGCAGAACCTCACCGACGACGGCACCGTCCACATGGGGCGCCTTCGCTCGTCCATACGGGTGCGCAAGGCCGGCGACGGGACGTACGTCGACGTCTACACCAACGTGCAGTACGCGGCAGCCGTGGAGTTCGGCTCGCGGCCCCACTTCCCGCCAATCGCGCCGCTTTCGGACTGGAGCACGAAGAAGCTCGGGACCGACCTCGGCTACGTCATCGCGCGCAAGATATCGCGCGAGGGAACGCCGGCAAAGCCGTACCTGTTCCCCGCTCTCGAGGCGGAGCGGCCGAACTTCCCAGACGACGTGGCATCGGCGGCAAGGGCGGTGTTCCGATGACGGCATCACTCGACCCCGGTCTCGCCTTGCAGGAGCTCCTGTATGAGCTCCTGTCCAAGACCGTGACCGTGTATGATGCCGTTCCGCAGAACGCTTCGTTCCCGTATGTCACCATCGGGGACGACACGGCCGTCGACTGGAGCACCAAGACCACCGTGGGTATGGAGGTCACCGCCACCATCCACTCGTGGTCCCGATACAACGGGCGCAAGGAGGTGCGGGAGACCATGCAGGCGGTGATGCGCCTGCTGGGCCTCGACCACGTGCCAGACCCGAGCAGCGTGTTCCCGCTGACGTTCCCCATACGGTTCCGCCAGCAGGTCATCGGGACGTACCGGATAGTGCAGCACGGGCTGGAGTTCAGCCAGGTGCTCGAGGAGCCGGACGGCATCACCCGCCACGGCGTGCAGCGATTTAGATTCAGGATTGAGGAGGTATAGGACATGTCTGTAAGTGCAGGGAGCTTCCTGGTCAAGGTCAACACGGGGTCGGAGCTGTCCCCGGTGTGGACCGCCGTGGGAGCCCAGAGGGACGCCAAGCTCAGCAGGAGCATGGCTACCATCGACGTGACCAACAAGCAGTCCGGCGGCTGGGAGGAGTCCCTGCCGGACAACCGCAGCTGGTCGATTGACGCCAACGCGCTGTATGTGCCGGACGACACGGCATACGAGGCGCTCGAGGCCGCTTGGGAGGCGCAGGAGGCCGTGCAGGTCCTCTGGGAGGAGGCGAACGGCGATACCTACGAGGGCGACGCCTACATCACCGATTTCCCGAAATCTGCGCCGCACAAGGACGCGGTCACCATCGACGTGACCTTCAAGGGCTCTGGCGAGCTCGAGCGGACCACCGCCGTCTCAGCGGGCCTTTCGGACCTTGACACCGACACGGGCACACTTGTCCCGGTCTTCGCCAACGACACGTACACCTACGTGCTCGAGGTCATCACCGGCACGACCACCGTCAAGGTCACACCCACGTTCGGCGCAGGGGCAACAACGGTGAACGGCAGCGCGGTCGATACGGGCAATGCCATCGAGGTGACACTCGGAGCAGCAGGTTCGGTAACGCCGATCGTTGTCGTGAACAAGGAGACGAACAAGCGCCCGGTATCGTACACGGTGTACGTGAGCAGGGCGGCGTTGTAAGGAGGCCATACGATGCATCCGCGGGGACAGGTGACCGTCCAGGCAGACAGACCGCGCACCCTCTGGCTGCGCTACAAGGCCATAGCCATGGCAGAGGAGGCGCTCGGGAGACCCTTTCCGACGCTCAACCTCCTCCAACTCGGCGTGAGGGAGTATGGCGCCCTGCTCTGGGCGTGCATGGAGCACGAGGACCCGTCCCTCACCATCGACCGCGTGTACGATCTGATGGACGAGTACGGGCTCCCCACTTTCACCGCCAAGCTCCTCGAGGCCATGGCCTCCGCGTGGCCGAAGGGGGCGGCTCCCGGAAAAAAAGGGCGGAACGCATCGACTGGGACGCGCTCCTCGAGCTTGCCCTCGGGGTCCTCAGGCTCCCTGCCGACGAGTTCTGGGACCTGACCCCGTACGAGTTCGAGCGCCTCGTGGCAGGATGGGAGAAAGCTGCGGAGATGCGCCGGCAGGAGATGGCGTGGCAGACCTGCCATATCATCAACTGCTGCGGGCACGTGAGGCGGCCCCTGCGCATCAAGGACCTCACGGGGGAGGAAGCCGGACCGGAAGCGGCGACGGAAGAGGATAAGGAGCATTTCGCACGGATGAGGAACACATATGGGTGAAACGAGCGTCATAGGGGAACTGCTGGTACGCCTCGGCCTCGACGCCAAGGCGTTCGACGAGGCCATGGGGGAGGTCGAGGGAAAGGTCCAGGGCTTCGAGAAGAACATGGCCAGCGTGGGCAAGAGCCTCACCACCAAGGTCTCGGCCCCGCTCATAGCGGCAGGCGCTGTTGCCGTGAAGGTCGCCAACGACTTCGACAAGGCGTACGCCACCATCAGGGCGGGCACCGGAGCCACGGGGGAGACGCTCGAGGGGCTCAAGGCCGTCATGGACGACCTCTACAAGGAGCTTCCCAACGACCTGGACCAGGTCGCCACGGCCGTTGCGGACCTCAACACCATGTTCGGGGTGCAGGGCGAAGAGCTCGAGGCCATGGCCACGCAGTACCTCAACCTGGCACGCATCACGGGGTCGGACGTGTCCTCCCTCATCCAGGACGCCGCCCGGCTCTTCGGGGACTGGACCGTGGCGACCGAGGACCAGTCGGACGCCCTCGACTTCCTGTTCCGGGTGACACAATCCACCGGGACAGAAATCGGCAAGCTCAGCCAGCTCATGGTCCAGTACGGCGCCCCGCTCCGGCAGATGGGCTTCGACTTCGAGACCGCGGCCGCGCTCATGGGAAAGTTCGAGAAGGAGGGTGTCAACACCGAACTCGTCCTGGGGTCGCTCCGAATAGCGCTGGGCACCATGGCTCGCGAGGGCGTGACCGACGCAAGCGACGCGCTCCAGATCCTCATCGAGGACATCAGGAACGCGGGAAGCGTGGGCGAAGCGAACGCCAAGGCTATTGAGGTGTTCGGCGCACGGGCCGGGCCCGACATGGCCGCCGCCATCCGCGAGGGGCGCTTCGAAATCGACGGGCTTCTCACGTCGCTCCGGGAGGGGACCGACACCATCAACGGGGTGGGGGACGAGACGCGCACGTTCACCGACGAGCTCAAGCAGCTCAAGCACCATGCGGAGCTCGCCATCCAGCCTCTCGGAGCGCTCATCGTTGACACCCTGCTCGACAACAAGGACGCGCTCGACGACATCATCGGCGTGTTTGTCAAGCTGGTCGAGGCGTTCAAGAGCCTCCCCGACCCCGTGGAAAGCGCCATGGTGAAGATAGCACTCATGGCGGCTGCCCTCGGACCCGTGCTCTACATATCCTCAAAACTCATCGGCGTCATGGCGGCCCTCAAGGCGGGGGTCGTAGCCGCAAGCGGGGCCATGGCGACCCTCGGGGCGACCCTCGGCGTGAGCGTCACGCCCCTTGCGGCGCAGATGGGCTTTCTCGGCATCTCGGCGGATGCGGCGCTCGGCATGACCACCATGGGCTACGGCCTTCTGGGCGGCATGGCTGCATATACGGCATACGATCTCATCAGGACGGCCAAGGACACCACCAAGGGGGAGGACCACGGGCCGCTCAACTACTACCTTGGATACAACGCCCAGTCCGGCGTTTTCGACATGGGCGACCTCTGGGGCGAAGGCGACACGCCGCTCATCAGCGCTGCGGCGGTGGAGGAAAGCAAGGTGCGCATACAGGATGTCATCGGCTACGCGAACAAGGCCCTGGGAGAGCGCATCAACGAGCTGCAAGTTAAGATCATTACCGAGCTGGCCGAGTCGGAGATTGCCAAAGTCCGGTCGGAACTTGAAGCGGGGCTTGCCGAACTCAACGTGACCTTTGCCGGGCGATTCTCGGACCAGACCGCGCGCTACCTTGAGCAGATGCAGGGCGCCACCGAGGACTACGAGGAACGGTACGACATCGGCACCGAGAAGGGCCTCGGCTTC